TCTACCCCGCCCTCGGCCTCGCCGGGAAGCCGGCGAGGTCTGCGAGCAGATCAAGAAGTCCATCCGGGACGACCGAGGGATTATCACGCCCGAGAGGAAGTTGGCACTCACCAAAGAGCTGGGGGATGTCCTCTGGTACCTGGCGGCTCTGGCCACGGAGCTGAACCTTTCCCTCGAGCACATCGCCCGGCAGAACCTGGACAAGCTCTGCTCCCGGCAGGAGCGCGGCGTGCTCCATGGATCGGGGGACGACCGCTGATGTTCCACGTGCTGCTCGTTCAACCTCGAGGCCACGCGGGCGTCTTCCTGGTCACGAACGACGACGGTCAGGTCGAGACCGCCCGCAGTCGCGCGGAGCATGTCGAGCCGTTCCTGCGAGTCTTCGACGACAAGATTCGCCGTGGTCAGGAGGCTGCTGTCGCCATCTTCCTCGTGCAGTGCGATGTCCGCGTGGCACGGTTCCGGTCGGAGGTCGCCTTGCGGGCCGCCGTTCCCAGGCGCTACCAGCGTTACCATCTCGTCGCAGGCAACTGGTGGGCGAGCGCCATCCGGCTGCGCAGGGGAAAGCACCTGGAGTGGGAGAAGGCCTGGCCGCTCGCGCAGGTACTGGAGGACTTGGTGTGATCGTCCGCATCACCTCCCGCTGCAACATGCGCTGCCTGCACTGTGCCTACTCCTGCACGGCCAAGGGAGAGGACATGTCCCTTGCCACGTTCCGGCGCGTCGTCGATGTAGCGGTCGCTGCGAACGACGACATCACGATCAGCGGAGGCGAGCCGACGCTCCATCCCCGGCTGCTCCGGTTCCTCTGGGAGATCGAGCCACGCCGCAGGGACGAGATGTGCGTTAGCCTGCTCACGAACGGGACCTGCGGGGAAGCCCTGTGGAAGCGCCTGCTCCGGGAGTCGCACTGGATCGACATCGGCGTCTCCACGGACCTGTTTCACAACCCGCGACGGCTCCGGCCCTGGGTCCGTGAGTGGCTTGCGGACAAGCTGTGCCTCGACACGTCCATGATCGTCCAGCGACAGGGTCGAGGAGAGAACATGCGGAAGCTCCGGGCCTTCGCAAGACGGCATGGCCGCAGGCTGGTGTTCACGCCCCCGCACTCTCTTGGTCAGATCACCGTGGACCCAGACGGGGTCGTCTGGAGCGAGGAACATGGAGGGCATCTCGCCGGAGACCCACTCTCCTGGGAGCGCTTCGCACAGGCCTACCGAGCCGTGGAGCAGACGTACCACGCGGAAGAGATCGCAGACAGGATCTCGCAGGCTCCTTCCCTCTCTCCAGCTCCCTGATCCCACTGACCTGATCCCCAGAAAACCGACAGCCCCGCCTTCGCCGGGCGGGGCTGCCAGTGTTCCATGCACGAGATCAAGTAACAGGCTTCCCTTCGGCGGCAGGCTCCTATGCTCGGGTTGGGGTTCGCACCGTGAACCCTTCCAGGCTGACCGGGAACTTCGGGAAGATCAAGGGTGTGAATCCACGCAGGATGTCCCACCTCTGCCCCCCCTATCCCCTCTCCTCCTCCCCCCCAACCCGGCATCCAGGCTACAGGAGATTTCTATTCTTGTCAACGGGAGAGTGCAATGGACCTTGGAAGTGCCCGAAGGGAGACGGAAATGGGGAGCAGGAAAGGGAGCAGGAACGAGAGGACGACCTTAGACAGCGTCGGCGTTGAGCTGCGCCTCGCCGACGATGACCTGGTCGATGTAGATGTTCTTCTGCGCTCCAGCGCCGGCGCTGTTGTTGATCTCGATGAGGAACACGAAGCCGGCCGGGTCGAAGGCATCGGGTGCGATGTTCAGGTCCACCCAGGAGCCCGTCCCGAACTGAGATTGGATCTGGAAGGAGGCGGCGCCGTCGCCGGTGATGGTGCCACGAACGGTGTACCAGCGGTTCGCGACGAGGTCAGGGGCAGCGAGGACATCGAAGTCCGTGGTAGCGCCGATACCCGCGATGACTCCTCGGATCTTGGCATCCACGGAGGAATCGAAGCTCACGTAGGCTCCGGAGGTCGCGCCCGTGTTCTTCAGTCCCATGCCGAACCGGACATCCGTGATCGAGGACACGCGGAACCGGACGGAGAAGGCGACGAAGGGAACCTGGCTCGGATCGAAGAAGGCCGAGTACAGGCTCAGGCCCGGGTCATAGCCCAGGATGAGCTGGACGTGGTCGTTGAGCAGACCGGCCGTGGCCAGCCGTGCGATGCCTCCCATGTAGGGAGTCCCCGGCCCGACGGCGGGGCCCATGATCTGGAGGACTCCCGTGCCCACGACGTGCCGCTTTCCCCACTTGTCTCCGCCGTCCCAGGCGCCTCCGCCCGCCGGGGTGTTCGTGTACAGGAAGGGCTCGACGAGCATGTTGGGGAGGGAGAGCTGCCCGTACTTCCGCCCGATCATGAACTGGCTGACCGAGGCCGCCAGCAAGTTCTTGATGTCGATGAGTGCTTTCGTGGCATTCAGGTTGGCCGGGTCCATGATCCAGCCGCTGAAACCTGCCACGGGCTGGATGGTGTCTCCCCCTCGGGCAGCTTTCTCGTTCACGGCGTCCAGCAGGGCCAGGAGTGCGGCCGAGAGATCCCCTGCCGAGAGCGCCTTGGGCGTGAAAGCTTGGTAGACCGCGCCGGCCCCTGCCATGGCCGGTGATCCGATCAGGCTGGTCGCCGGGGGCCGTGTCCCGGCCGTGTCCCGCTGGAGATCCTCGAGGATCTGCGCGAGGACCCCACGCGCCGTGCCGCGCCGGAGGGAAATCCCCTCGGCGTCGAACCTGGGGTACTTCGTGGGATCCTCGTCGGCGGCGAACCAGTCGGACCTGCGGCCGGTGAGGTTGGCGTAGGTCCCGCCGAGGTCGTCCCAGTCCTTGTAGGTGGTGCAGATCCCACCGGCCACGGCTTCCATGGTGCCCGCGTTGTTCGTGAGCACGACATCGGCGAGCAGTACCTTCCCGTTGGCCGTGGCCGCGCGGGAAGGAGTCACTCCCGGAGGGTGCGCGAAGGAGGTGGAAATCTCCAGGGAGAACTTGAAGCTCTCGTCGATCTGGAAGTAGACCGTCGAGCTGCCGGCGTCCACGCGAGGATCCGACAGGAGCTCGTCGTACACCGCGAACAGGGACAGGATGATCCGCTGGCCGGCAGGGCACGAGGACGTGATCAGGGCACCGTCCCCCGTGGCGTCCGAGGAATCCCCGACGGTCGTGACCCCAGCGTTCGTCACCTTCACCGTCGAGGCGGGGATCTCGATGCACCTCCCCTGGTCATCCGTGGCCTCCCCGATCGAAACGCCCAGCAGCTTGTTCACGGCATCCCAGGTCACCGTGAGCCCGTAGGTGATCCCCCCGAACTCCGCCGGGCCAGGCACCATCGTCGAGCTCTGCTGGGCCAGCCCCATGCCGGTCTTCAGGTTGTACTCGGTCGCCTCGATCCCGTCCTCGAGCGCGTCCAGGTCCGCCTCGCCGACGAGTTGACCGAGGTACCAATTGTAACGGGTCCGCATGATTTACTCACTTTCCCAGATTTAACTGAGAATGGTTCCCTCTCCCAGCAGGCTCACTCCCAGGATCCAGTACACGGGGATCACCGGGGCGCCCGGTACGAGCATAGAAGGTTCTACTAGGCGAAGTAGGTGCATATTCATTGGGTCGGCCCACTCGGCGATCTGCCGGATGATGTTCCGCTGATTCACTGTCAGGTCGATGGGCGAAACGATCTCGTAGCAGTTCCTGTGGAATGCCGTCGAGGGGCCGAGCACCGTGGTGTAGCCCAGGACGGACCAGGTGGGATTGTTCAGGGTCCACTGCGAGGAGGTGACGTAGACGCGGATCTCCACGTGGATGCCGAGCACCGTGAAGATCATCTCCTTGATCGCAGAGGCCAGGCCCACCTTCTTGTACAGCTTGGGCAGCGCCAGGGGCAGCTTCCGCAGCGTGCGCTGGTCGTCGAGGGAGAACCGGAAGGGATTCCCCGACGTGTAGACCCAGTGCTGGAGCCAGTCCTCGGGGCACCGATGGGGCTCCAGCAAGTTCTCGATCACCTGGTTGTGCCAGAGCAGGCAGTTCAGGGCGTCCTGGAGCACGACGCAGATCCGGCGGAGCTCGCCGGAGTGCTCCATGTCCCACTGGGGATCCCGTGGCGCGATGATCCCCGAGGACCAGAAGCCCAGCCGACTGCCAGGGATTCCCCACGAGGGACTCGTGAAGTCCAGGGCGTCGTCGGCCATGGCGTTTCCCCAGGCGTCCTCCACCTTGACTCCATCCAGGGTGTACTTCCGTCCGAAGGAGATCAGGTCGTGCACCTCCAGGTACACGTACTGCCGGGGATCGGCACCGGAAGGGAGCTCGACTGCGGGAACGGTGCGAACCTCCACGATGACGGGCTCGTAGGCGCACTGGATGCGCAGGGGGTCCAGGTTGGTCTTTCCGATCTGCTCCTGGTCCAGACGCGCCCGGATCCGGAAGGACGAGATTCCTACCCGGAGGTTCCGCCGCCGGAACAGCTTCCCGTCGTCGGTGAGGTCCCGCCCGTCGTCCGGGGTCATCTCGCCCCTGTCCCCGGTGGTGTCCAGCGTGAGGATCTTCGTTGAGGGAGACACCCCCGTGATCTTCCGGTACCCGTTGTTCCAGGGATAGCAGGACCCGGCGAGGCCCAGCCAGCACCCGATCCAGGAGCTGGACAGCGTGAGCCCCGAGACCAGGACCTGGTTCGCCGACAGGACCTCCACGCCGCCCAGGGCGTGCTGGTAGAACAGAGAGCCCCCAGGGGAAGCCGACTGGGAAACCACCTCGTCGAACTTGACCCGGGCCAGGGTGGGCTCGATCCAGAAGATTTCCTCCAGCTCGGGCGCGGTGATGTCCTCGATCGTGAACCGGTAGCTGACCTGGATGGGGTTCTCGGCGCCCCCGCCGACGACCTCGAAGGACACGTCCACGATGATCGTGTCCAGCGACGTGAAGGGGATGGGGGGCACGATCTCCAGGGCCAGCTCGTCGTTGACCCCGGACAGAGGGGAAGCTCGCAGGACGGCCGTGCCGGTGAACGGCCCCTGGAACCCGCCGGCCGCCAGGTCGTAGGCCAGGATCCGCAACCCATCGGATAGCCTGGTGAGCCAGACCTGGCAGACGTTGGAGAGCGCCCCGATGAAGGAGACCACCGTGAGCTTCACGGGGATGGACACGGACACGTCCGTCTCGCCCTCGGCCGGGATGGTGTTGATCACCGCCCCGGACGGGACCGGCGTGACGTACCGGAGCCCATCGACGTAGAGGGCTCCCAGACGTGCCCGGATCTCGTTACTCACGAGAGCTTGCTCCCTGAACTCACGAGAGCACCTCCAGCTTCATCTCGAACTTCACCTCGATCGAACCTCCCCCCAGCTTGGACAGGTTCATGGCCAGGTTTCCCCGGAAGGCCGTGTGCCCGGGCGTCTCCGAGTGGGACAGGTACTCGACCCAGCCCCCGCCCACGTCGAAGTACACCCGCGCGGTCCATCGCAGACCGTGGACGCGGAGGGTAACCCCGGGGTCGTTCAGGGACTCGGTCAACGCGGAGTCGATCCCGATCCGGTCTCCCCCCGTGACGACCCCGTGGTCCATGGGCACGGAACAGATCCGCTTCACCCCGTTGTTCCCTGGCACCACGGCCCCGGACACGGTCACGAGCTGCTCCCAGTCCGCCGAGGTGAAGACCGACAGGGGAACCCCGTGCACCAGGATCCCCTTGCTCCCGTCCGTGGAACCGTCGATGAACCTCGCCGTGCCCGCCGGCCAGCTCGCCGAGGGACGAGAGATCAAGCCCCCGTTCAGGAAGGAAACCTCCCCCCCGGAAACGATGTTCCTGGACACGGGAAGGGCGGGATGCCGCATGTGCCAGCAGAAGGACAGGAGCCGGGGGTTCCCCGTGGGCGTGAACGCCTGCTCGACGGACAGGGAGTCCCCGGGCTGGAACCGGTACTCCGGCATGGGCTCCTCGTCGGTGCCCAGGCAGAACACGTGCTCGTCGGCGGAGTAGTAGTAATAGGAGGGGATCGTGTACCAGTAGGGGTAGTAGTAATACCCGCCGGCGCCGCAGGGATTGGAGTTCAGAGGCTGGATCCGTCCCTCCAGGGTCCCTGGGAATTTCCAGACCGGCTTTGCCAGCGCTCCCACTCAAGGGCCTCCTGTCACGCGCTAGGGACTGATCTGCCGGAGCGGCTCGATCTGATCGAACAGGGACACGGCCCCGGACGCGCTCTCGGTGTAGTGCCCGTACACGAGGTAGAACCCCTGGAGATAGGGCGACGTCCCCGAGAGGATCCCGATCGCGTCATCGGTGTAGTCGGCCATCCCCGCCACGGCCGACCACACGGGCGCGGCGATGGTCCCCGTGTTCAGCTTCGTGGACAGGACCACCTCCCCATGCGGGTTCACCAGGACGTCCAGCCGCAGGTGGAACCACCCGGAAGTCCCGTCCCCGTAGTTGGTGTACCCCTGCGTGGACTGCCGCAGGACCCCCGCGTCTCCGGCGGAGAGCCCTCCAGTGAGCAGGCCCTTCTTCAGGATGATCCGGTAGCTGACGTCGTCGGATAGGGAGAGGAAGTAGCCGTAGCTCGACGACACGTCCACGCCGACCAGGAACCCGAAGAACGGGGCGTAGACCGAGGTGAGCGACGAGGCCGTGTACTTCTTCATCACGGCGGACATCCGGCCGCACTTCTTCGTGCCGGTGATCGGCGCGGTCCCGGCGATGTTGCAGACCTTGCCCGCCACACCCGTCGAGGTGTCCAGGGACTTGAACCCGTAGACGAAGCTGCCTCCCCCGGTGGGGGGCGTGAGCGCGTTGGTCACCCCCCGGTTCACCTTGCTGGTGTCCAGGGCCGGGCTCGCCAGGTCGTTCCAGTTCGCTTGCGACATCGTCGATCTCCCGTACCTGCAGGCTCCCCTACAGGTTCAAGGTCTCAAACCACTCTTCCTCGAAGTCCTCCACCGGTTCGGGGACTCCCGAGTCGAACGAGATGGCCACCAGGTCTCCTCCCCCAAAGGCGGCCTGCGCGAGCTGATTGTTCGACCACTCTTCCTCGAAGTCTTCTAGTGGCTCAGGCACGCCCGTGTCGAACGAGATGGCCGTCAGGTCCCCTCCGGTGAAGGCCGCCTGGGCAAACTGGTTGTTCGACCATTCTTCCTCGAAGTCCTCTCGAGGTTCGGGTGTACCCGTGTCGAACAGGACCTGGAGCAAGTTCGAGGTGTCAAATGCTGTCAGGGCCTGGTGGTTGTACGGCGGCCCCGATCCCGTGGGATCACCCCAGGAGACCTCGAAGTCTTCCCGTGGGCGCGTGCCTCCCTCGAACAGGACCTGCACCAGATCGAGGGTGTCGAAGGCAGACTGCCATCCCGTGGCCCACCCGTTGTCGAAGTCTTCCCAGGGGAACAGCTCGCCAGGATCTCCGTCGAAGATCACGGCCTCTTCCGTGCCCGTGTCCTGGGTGTCATACCAGGCATCGGCATGCCCCTCGGAGGCGCCGATGACTTCAAAGCTGGGGTTCTGGAGATCGGGCATAGTGGGTTTTCCTGGGATCCCCGTTACATCAGGATTCCTCCGTTATCCATGTCATACAGGGATATAGTGGAAAGCCGGGGGAACTCCTTGGCCAGCAGGGTCACGTCGCTCCGGTTCCCGCCGAGGAGCAGACCGTCCACGGCCGGGGAAATCTTCCGCACCCCGACGGTGTCCTTGATCGCGTCGAACACGTCGGACCAGGCGATGGTGTAGTCCGGATTCCCGTCCGCTCCGATCAGGCGGCAGCCGAAGTCCACCCGCGTGTTCAACGCGCCGTTCGCGTCGGCGACGGCGAAGAAGTCCTGGAGGGACCGGGTCACGTTGGTCTTGACCTGGGCCGCCGTGTAGCCGGACGCCTTGTACAGCTTGCAGGCGACCGTGATGTCCTTGAACGCGCCGGTCAGCACGGTGACGTCCACGCCCATCAGGGCCTCGAAGCCGCCGTCCTCGGCGAGCAGGTCCTGCACCTCGCTGATCTGCGTTGCCGTCGGGGAGGCCGGGGAGAAGGATCCGGAGGCGTACTGCGCTCCCTCGGCCACGAGGTACAGGTAGGCGCTGTCCTCCTGCACCGTCGCGTCGTCCTCGGAGGTCACGCACAGCGCCCGGACCACGCCGGCCACCGTGGTCGCGGCGTACTCGGCGTCGTTCTCGTTCACGGTCCGGGCGAGGGTCCGGTAGCCCAGCGGGCCGCGCACCCGGGCTTCCTCCACGGACATCTGATCGTCTCCGGCGGACGAGGCCTGCGCGTTGGTCAGGACCAGGTTCACCGGGTTGCCGTTCACATCGTAGATGGAGTCCAGGATCTGCCAGGACGCCCCGATGGACACGGCGCCGGTGCGCCCACCGCCCGTCTTGTAGGATATCGTGACCGTTCCTCGAGGGACGGCCCCGTACACGGAGCTCCCGAACAGGACGTGCCCGTACCCGTAGTTGTCCACGATGAGGATGAACCCCAGCGTGTCCGGGGTCATCTCTAGGAAGCTCTGGTACTTCTGTCCCTGCACGTTGCGATTGGAGTACGTCCCGTTCCCGGCCACGACCTGGATGGTGTCCTTGATGTAGGGAGCGTAGGACAGCCGGACGTGCCAGTTGCTCTCCTCCGTGGACTGGATGGACTCTTGCTGCGCCTCGGCGTTCTCCATCAGGGCCGTGACCGTGGTGTTCCCCGTGGCCAGGGTGGCCGCCACGGCAACCCGGTAGATCACCGAGCCGGCCTTGGCCCGCGTGCCCACCGGGATGGAGATGTCCTTCGTGTGGGTTCCACCCCCGGCCAGGGTGAAGACCCCGGTGACCGTGGGGGCCTCGGCATCGCCCATCTCGAAGCCGTAGGGCCGGCCCATCCGGATGGCCGCTAGGCGATCGGTCACGAGGCTCCAGGAAAGCTGGCGCACGAGCTCCCGGGAGTTCTCCACGGCCCCGGATACCAGGAGGCCCATGCCCTCGAGGATCAGGTTCTCCGGGTAGGCGATGGAGAAGTCCCTCCACTGCGGGCGCACCTGGTTGAACAGGTACTGCAGCCGCTCCGTGAGCCCGATGCGGGACAGGTCGGTGAGGTCCAGGTCCTCGGTAGGCAGCAGGGGAAGTGGCATCGTGGTACCTTAACCCTAACCTTACCCTCACGTCATCGGGACACGTCGGTCACCCGCGTGGCGGAGACCGCGTCCCCCGTGCCCAAGGATACCTGTGGGCTCCAGTGGATGTCCACTCTGAGCGTCTCGGATTCCAGGGGCCGGTAGCTCATGTCGGCCTCCACGGACTGGACGGAGACCTCGGGGAGGTAGGCGCGGGCTCCGCCCTCGATGTCGGCCTGGAGCTGGTCGGCCCGGGACTGGGAGATCCCCTGCGTCCGGCACTCCTCGTAGATGGTGCCGAAGCGAGGGTCCACCAGGAGCGCTCCCTTGGGAACCTCCACGAGCCGCTTGAGCCCTGCGTCCAGCCGCCAGGCCAGGCTGGCCCGGGTCCACCCGGCGCCGCCGCGCTGGAGAGGCCAGACGCAGTTCTCCCGGAGGTGGTTTGTGTCTCGAGCTGCCATCGGGATTCTCTCCCTTCTCGTCCGCCCGCTGGATCAGAAGTTCACGAACGCGGGCGTGGTCCGGGTGTGCAGCTCCTGCCGCCCGATGATGGTCCCGACCGTGTTGTGTGCCAGGACCAGCGCGTTCCGCGCCTGGTTCAGGTTCTCGAAGAGATTCCCCATGGGCGGCAAGGGGCACTTCACGTGCTGCGGCCTCACCGGCGTGGTGAACCCTGGGAGCTCCGGCAAGGGCAGGCCCGTGCCCAGCAGGGCCACGGCCTTCCGGTTCCAGGTCTGCGCCTCCTGGTACATCTTGATGGCCTTCTTCAGGGACTCGGACGGGATGTACTCAATGAACATCTCGTTGAGCACGTCCGCCGCTGGCTGGATCAGAAGGAGCAGGGGCTGGATGTTCTTCACCAGGGCGTTGATCTCCGAGAACCCACAGTTGGCCGAGATCTGGAGCTCCAGGTCGTTGTACAGCAGGGCCTCTTCCCAGAGAGCGATGAGCCCCGTGATCCGCTTGTCGAGGTCCACGAACAGGGAGATGATCTCGTCGATGACGCCGACTAGGTACTCCAGGACATCCAGGGCCATCGGGATGTAGGCGAGGGGCGGCACCCAGCCGAACAGGGTGATGATGGCTTTGGCCAGCTTCTTCAGGCACTGGAAGAGCTGCGTCGGGTCCGGGGGCAGGATGGACTTGGGCAAGGACATCATGCAGTCGTAGATGGCCTTGATCGCTTCGATGAGCTCCAGGAGCTGCTTGATGGGCGCCAGGGCGAGCTGGACGTTGTCCATCATCTGGGCGATGTACTCGCTCGGATCGGGGATCCGCCGGATGGCCGCCCGGGCCTTCTCCAGGATCCCGTAGGTCGGGATGTGCAGCTTCTCCGGGTCGGGCGGGAGCGACCAGGTGCTGCAACGGATGATGAGGGGACCCATGGGCATGACAGGATATCTCTCTGATCTTGATCCTAGATGTCGCTCTTCCCGAGGGAGCTCACCCGGCGTCCCTGGATGCGGACTTGGCCGTCCGCCGAGAGGTCCAGGAGCCCCTTGCTGTAGAGGAAGATGGCCGTGGCGGACTCGATCGTGATCACCTCGGAGTTCCCGTTGGGGCCAGACGCGGCGTCCAGCTCGATCACGGAGCCTCGCGTCTTGCTCTGGATCACGACGCGCCGGTCGTCGGCCTCGGAGACGACCATGACTTGCACCTTGTCATCCTCCCAGAGGACGGTGCGCTGCCTCGCCTTCTCCGGCGTGGCGCCCTGGGAAATCCCCGAGGGTCCGATCCGCACGCCCGCTTCCGTGCCGTAGTACCCGGTGTAGTACACGGCCTCGACGTGCTCCCCCCGGTAGACCCCGCCGATGAACTGGATCAGGACCTGCGCCCCTACCGGTGGTGGCGGGTACTGGGAGCCCTGTCCCTTTCCTCCAGCCCCAGGCCAGCCCATGGGCAGGATCGGGAAGGGCGTCTTGGGATCGTAGACCCCAGGGATGAAACACCAGACCCTGCCCGTCGCGGTGGCATCGTCGTTCTCCACGACCACGCCCCACACGGGACCGAACAGGATATCGTCGAGGTTGCGGCTCATCTAGGTGATCCTTGTCTCGTCTCCGTCTTACCTCGCCCGGAGCGCGGGGGGCGCCTTCTCCGCGCGGTAGGCTCCAGGGTCTCCCTTCACGTACACGGTATCATAGGCGACCTTGCCCGTGCTATCCGTATATGCTTCGTCCCCGGTCAGGTAGGGCGCGGTCTTTCCCCCGGTGATCCCTGCCTTGGGGGGCTGCTTCAGGTGGAGCTGGCACCGGTAGTCCTCGCCCATGTACATGTGCCGGACCTCGTCGATGCGCCAGACCCGATCCACGAACGGGGAGTTGGTGCCCTTGATCTGGACCAGGTATCCCGCGAGGAGTCGAGGATTGCCCACGGTCTCCACGTTCAGGACGAACGCGCGGAGGTGTCGATCCAGGAACCTGCGCTTGGCCTTCTCGCTCATGGTGGCCTGGGTTCCCGTGGACCAGAACTTATCCTCCCGGGAGAGGGCTTCCCAGGCGCTCGGGTTCTGCTGCCGGATCTTCTCGTAGACTATGTCCAGGTTCACGTCGGCCACGCCCCGGTCCAGGGCCGCGATGTCTCCGGTCAGCATGACGCGCACGTCCGGGTTCCAGCCACGCCCCTTGATCGTGCGGGGCAGGGGAAGCCGGAAGTCCGCGTCGATGGAGAGACTGAGAATGTCGGGGCCGGCCCCGTAGGTGAACAGCTCCACGATCTCGTGCTTGGCCCCGGGCCAGGTGGACTGGTGAAAGTGGAACCCCTTGTCGTCGATCTTGTACACGTACCCGAGCTTGCGGGCCATCATCTCGACGAACTGGCCATCCGTCATGCCCTCGGGGATCAGGACCTGGCCCCCTTGCACGGTGTCCGGGGCGTCCTGGATCTTCTGGTACTCCCGGTCGAAGCCGTTGCGCGTGGCAATCTCCTGGATCAACTGGCCAACGGTCCGTCCGGATACCTGCCTGGGGCCACTAGACTTCAGAAGGAAGTCCCGCCCGGCCAGGTCGCTCGTCGGGGGATAGCCCTTCTTGGCCCGTGGCTTCTTGGCCATGGACTCGGGAGGGACCCTGTTCTTCCAGGAGAGCTTGGTGGGCGACCCACCCCCGGGCGCGTTCCGGTTCCTCCCGAAGTAGGTGAGCCTGCGCTCCCCCTCGCCGACCATGGGGTTCTCGACCCCGTACACGCCCACGCCTCCACGGGCCCTGTTGACGATGAAGGTCTTCCAGGGGAAAGCCCCGTCGAGATAGCCGATGCGGATCTGAACGACCAGGCCCGCCATGAGGGTCTCGACCTGCGTGAACTGCCCGTCCCAGTTGTCTAGGACCCACTCGATGTGATCGAACTCCCGGGTCCGGTCTGTGTAGATCAAGGACAGGGTCCGATCCCGGAGCAAGCTCGGGTCGAGCTCCCCTCCCGGCACGGAGATGTGAAGCTGCCGGTTCCAGGTATCGAAGTCAGTGACCGGCATCCGGGTGTCTCTCTACCTATATCTCCCTACAACTGGGGATACTCCGCCAGGGAGTCTCCCAGGCCCACGGTTTCGATGTAGTCGATGGGGGGAATCAGCACCGTCCTTCCGGCAGGGATAGGCTCCAGCGGGTCCAGGATGGGGAAGGGCTGGAACTGTTGGATGGCCAGCGCCCGGGATACCGGGTCCCGATAGAACCGGCGGTAGTACCGGGAAGCCAAGTGGTAGACCGTGTCCGACCCGCTGGAGACGTGCTGCACGACGCCCGGGATATCGAGATAGGGCAGTCTCTCGGGGAGCGTCAGGTGGAGCACCCCCGTGGCTTCCTTCAGGTACGCGCGGCCATGCCGGGCGAAGCCGGGGAGGATCACGCCCAGGGAGGTCACTTCGAGGGAATCCAGGGGGGTTGCCATCTACCGTTATTCCTCGTTGATGTGCACGCCCCCGGGCAGATCACTCACGGGCATGTCATGGTCCCCCACGTCGCCCACCGTCGTGTTGTACAGGCTGTCCCCCAGCATGCCCCTTCCCTCATTGAACCGGTGATCCTGCCAGGTCTTGAAGTCCTTCCGGATCTCGACGAGGTTCACCTGAACGGAGGCCACGACCGTCCGCAGGTCCACGTTGAAGCGGGACCTGTTCGTGCTCCAATCCAGGACGATGACGTTCTTGGTCCGCGTGCGAGGCCAGAGGAGTCGCAGGATAGGCGGGGCCTTTCCTAGCGAACGGGGGAACACGCATCCCTCGAGCCAGGAGATGGCATCCTCGATGAACAGGTTTCCCATCTTGTGGAAGGCATAGAGGTACTGTGAGAAATAGATTTCCACCGAGAACCGCTCTGCCCGCGTGTACCCGGATTGGATGATAGGCGAGCTCCATCCCACGGGCTGCAGCTCGCCGATCACTTGACCGCCCGTGCCCTGGAGAACCGTCGGGTTGCACAGGCACTCCAGCTTGTTCGACGGGAGATCCACGTCGATGAACTGCACTCGCGCCAGCGCTCGGGTCGGATCGTACTGGAACTTGCCGTTCGGATCGGCCACGAGCTACTCCTGCGTCTGGGATCCCGCTATGGGGTCCCCTTCCTTGATGTTCGTGACCCGGACCTCGGGGTTCTGCACCCACTTCGCCAGAAGAGGGATAAGCTGGCTCAGGACAGGGGCCAGGGCAGTCCCGAGGGCTGCACCTCCGACGGCAGCCAAGGCCTTGGGACGTCCTCCTCCAATAGCTTGAATGGCCTCCCAAGAGGATCCCTCTTGTGGAAGGTAGGCCTCAGATCCGGGTTCTCCTCGCAATCTACCGGCCAGCCCGATAGCCTCGGCCAGGACTGCCGGCATATCCGGGATAATCCCGCCGATCCGGCCCAGCCACTGCGACGAGATTGGCCGGGCTCCAGTCATGGGAGACTTCCCGCCCCGCACACCAAGGAGCCCCTCTGCGTATAGCAACCCTTCTGGGCCGGATTGCGCCCAGGGCGTCGCGTACTTTCCGCCGAAGCCCCTGTACCCTTCACGGGTTATACCCAGTCCAGGCTCCCGTTGTGCGATATCCACGCCCGCGATGTAGGCCATGCCCATCTGCCGCAGGATCGTTTCTCGCTGCTCGGGAGTGAGCGGCCTACCCGCGCGATGGGCCTCGGCCAGGGTGCCTCGCACGGCCTCCATCGCGCCGACGCCCCCGGTAAGCTGCTGGAGGTTGGCCATGGCCTCGCCGAAGCCGCCGTACTTGCCCGTGGCGACCATGCGAGCGATTCGTGCTCCGGCTGCCCCCTTGGCCCGGGTCATCTGCCGGTAGTACCGCTGCTCGTACTTGGCCTCCGGGGTCGGGGGCTCGTACCCGAACAAGCCCTTCCACTTGTTGAGCACGTTATCCATTTCCTTGGTGCCCATCTGGAGATATCCGTAGGCGTCCTTGAAATGGCTCACGAGGTCTCGGCCCATGGCCTTGAAGCCTTCCCAGATATCGCGTGCCGTCTCCTTCTGCCGCTCGTAGAGTTCCGTCTGGATCCGGGCTATCCCTTCCGCGAGGGCCTTCCGTCCCTTGTCGCCGAAAGTTGCTTCCGCCGTATATTTCTCCACGTAATACTGCGGCGTGTAGATCAGCTTCCCGGCAGCCAAGGATCTGGCACGCACGTCTGCCAAGGCCTTGGCTCGTCGCTCCTCGTCGTAGGCAGACATCTTGCCCGTCATGCGCATCAGGACTTCTGCCGCAGCGCCGACGATGAATACGGGAATGATTGCCTTTCCGGCCGCGAGGGCTGCAGATCCAAGCCCCTGCATGGCACCTTGTGCCTGGGACAGCATGGCCCCGATGCTCCCTTGAGGCGGCGGGGCCACCTGCCAAGGAGTCTGCGTCAGCCTCCTTCCAAGCTGTAGCGGAGCCATGCCCGCGATGGGAGGTGCCATGGGGGGTGGAACCATAGGAGCCATAGGCCCTGGAGACCACGCGGCTGGTATTGGATACCTGGATAGGACGGCGGCTTCCCTCTGCGCCTCGAGAGCTGCCATCTGTTGCTGCCTGGAGGCCTGCCACAGGGAAGCACGGCCTGCAGCTTCTTGGCGTGCCGCTTGCGAGACTGGAATGCTCCAACCGGCTGCACGGGCTTGTCCTGCCAGGAGAGCCTGGACATTGACGGGGAAGCCTTGCGGGATTCCTCCCCTTGCTCCTTGCGAGGCGGCGGATCGAGAAGCCGAAGCCCCCATAGCAGCCGCTGCGGCCAGAGCTGCCGGAGACGTGGCCGCAGCGAGCCCCCCGGCTGCGGCAGCGGAAGCACCCGCAGCGGCTGCGACGGCAGCTCCAGTCCCGCCTGCGGCTGCGCTGGCCCCGGCGCCCCCGGCTCCAGCGGCCCCGGCGAAGAGACTCCACTCCCGGATGTTCGCGGTGACGTTGGCCGCGATCCGGCCCACGCCCCAGAGTGCGGCCTTCAAGGCCCAGGCGGCGGCCGAGACGGTGCCTATGACCAGGGCCCACTTGATCATGGTGCCGTAGATAGGATGCTCGACGAGAGCCGTGAGCGCGCTCACGATGGGAGAGAGGGTCCTGGCCAGCTTGTCCAGCATGGGGAGGAGCTTGTTCCCCAGGGCTACGGCCAGGGTGTAGAAGTTCTCTCGAAGCACTTCGACCTGGGCGCCGGCGGTCTGTAGGTACTCCTCCTGGGCCTGCTTGATCGATCCGCCCGACTCGCGCAAGGTCTCGTTCAGGAACTGGTAGGCCTGGACGCCCTTGCGGACCTTGCCCTCGTTGTCCACGATGCCCTTGGACAGAGAACCGAGCATGGCCAGGACAGGCTTCGCGGCGGCCGTGCCCATGGATTCCCGGATGACGTTCCGGACCAGGACCGGGCTCTCCTCGTACCTGTTGGCCATCTCGAGCATGATCAGGCTCATGTCTCGCACGCGGCCCGTGACGTCCGTGACCTCGATCCCGAGCTGGCCCAGGCCCGCCCGCGTCTTGGGCGAGCCCAGCTCCGTAGCCAGCCGGATTATCTCCGTGGCTGCCCGCTCCGAGGAGGGCATGGTCCGTCGAGCCAGGAGCATGGACTTGAGCATCGCGTCGAAGGACTGGCCTCCGGCCGTGGCTGCCATGCCTAGCTTGCCCATGATCTTGGACAGGTCCTGGATCTGGATGCCCATGCCTCGAGCTCCGGCATAGACCTTGTCGGCGGCAATCTCCGCCGCGTCCCCGGTCATGCCGAAGCCCTTGATGATGTCACCCATCATTATGGCCGCGCCCTCCGGGGTAACCTTCCCGAAGCTGGCCATGGCCAGGCCCAGCGTGGCATGCAGGTTCTTGATGGCAGCTTCCGAGGAGCCCGTGGCCTGCCGCAGCCGGAGCATGGACTCCAGGGTTTCCTTGGGCCCGTAAGGCGTCACACGGGCGGCTTCCTTGGCCGCCTTGTAGAACTTCTCCATCCCCTCTGTGTTCTCCCGGACGAGGGTCTGCAACCGGCGCATGACCATCTGGACGTCCATGGCCGGCTTGACGAGGGCGGTCAGGCCCCGAGCCACGTACCGGGCGGCCATGACGGCGGTGAAGGCACCGGCGAGCTGCCGCAGACTGCTGTTGAGGTGAGTCGCTGCCTGCCCCGCTTGCTGCGCCGCGCCGCTGAAGCTCATGAGCTGCCGGCTGGCGTCGTCCCGGGCGACAAGGCGAATGCTGGCAGTCCAGAGGTTCAGGGCCATGATGGATCAGTCTATCACGGCAGTCTCCGAGGAGACACACTTGCCATAGGCATTTCCATGTCCTCGCCGGCCATGGGAGTCACAGGGGGCTCTCGACCCTTCTTGTCCCGGGTCGCGCGCTGGCGCTGGATGGCCAGCTCGTTCATCTCCTCGATCAGCCAGAGGGGCAGCTTGCGGATCTCCGAGTACCCCCCGAAGTCCACGTAGCCGCCCATCGGCTCCCGCCACATCAGGTCCAGAACTGTCCCAGCGTAGTCGGTGGGGTGGATCCGGTGCCCGAGGAGTAGCTCTGCCGCGACCGTAGCCTCTTCTCGGGATCCACACCGAAGAAGGCCATGTCCAAAGGGAGCACCGTGGTCTGCTTCCTCGTGCAGTGGACGCACTCGAAATCCATGGAGGTGTCCACCCCACCGAAAAGCCGGTCCACGTCCTGGTCGAGCTGCTGCTGGAACGACCACGGGGCCGTCTTCCAGAACTGGAGCAGCGGGTGCATCCCCGTGATCGTGCGCGACCCGACCTGCAAGCTCTCGATGTGCACGCAGGTCTGGATGGCAATGGCCCTCGAGGGCTCCGCCCCCTGCTGCTTGGCCATCTGGATGGAGTCCGCTCCCAGGATATCCCGCAGGATCACGGTGATGATATCTCCTTCACCCTTGCCCTCACCCTTGCCCTTGCTCTCTCCCGTGGTCTCCTTGGTCTTCTCCTTGGCCTTGCCCTTGGCGCGGCCGGAGCCCCTGGGAGGCCCCTGGGACAGGTCGTCCAGCACGTACTGCCGGGCGATGCCCTTGCCCGTCTTGAGGGCCTCCAGGGCTTCCTGGGAGTAGGGGATGATGGTGAAGTCCCGGAGGTCCACGTCCTTCACGCCCGCGCCCTTGCCACAGAAGCGGCAGCTCGGCTCCAGCTCCAGGGTGGTCGGGGGCGTGGCCGCCCGGACCGCGATGTTGGCCAGGGTGATGTCGCTGTGGGAGACCTTGTTCAGGTCCACCTGCTCTCCCACGGGCAGGGTGAGGTAGGGCCCCGGGTCGAGGACCTTGCCGGCCACGAGCCGGAGCATGAGCAGGGGCAACGGAGGGGAATCCTCGCTGGTGGAACCCAGCAGATCCTCGATGTCCCCGAGGTTCCAGGGACGCGCCTCGAAGACGAGACCGGTCAGACACTTGATGGGAAACATGAGTGAGCTCCTTGAACGTTGTCAGGGACCCGGGAGGTCCCCTGTGTCAAGCTCTGTGTCGAGGACTTGTGATTCTAGGACTGCCTCTCGAAGTACCAGTAGGTGATGGTCATGGACTCGATGGTGACCTCGTCGGAGCCGAAGTTCCAGTCCCCCGGGGTGTAGGCCACGGGGAAGGCCGACCGGAGGACCCACGAGTTGACGTAGGCCCCGGTCCGGTCCATCTCGTACAGGACGATGTCCTGGGCTAGGTCCTTGTGCTCCAGGCCGGACCCGATGGGCAGCTTCGCGGCCATGTTCACGTTCTGGAGGATCCAGTTGTGCATGGCGTAGTCCACGCCCACGCCCCGGGTGAACGAGACGTCCGCGAAGGTAGCCTTCATCGGCTCCTTCATCGGCGCCATGGCCCCGCCCTCGCCGTAGCTCGCGGCGGCGACGGTCATGCTCAGGCCGCTGAAGGTCTGGAATGCCATCCAGCCCCCGAAGTGGCTGGGCATCTGCACCTGGAACCGGTAGGCCGACCGGAACTTTCGGTTTCTCGCCTGTGCGCCCATCTTGATCTGCTCCTTGGTGCTCGTCTCCTACCTGGGCTCCCTTGCTGCCTTCACTCCCTGGCTCAGGTGGTGCTGCCCTGGCCGGTCAGGGCGGCCTGGATATACTGCTGCAGCTTCCGGTCGTCCTTGTAGATGGTCAGCTCGCCGAACCGGCCGGCCTCGGACAGGGCCAGGCCGACCAGGACCTTGTAGGTCTCGGCCGCCTGCACCTGCGGGTTGTTGATGCTCTCGCCCTCGGGGTCCGTGTCCACCTGGAACGCCTCGGAGGCGTCCTCGGAAGCGAACACGTCCGTGCCGACCCACTGGAGCAGCTCGCCCTCGATGCGGAGCTTGAGCTCCCGGCGGAAGCGCTCGCTCATGCTCTGCGTGCGGACGGCGTTCATGTAGATCTTGCAGAGCTTGATCACGTAGGCGACGAACCGGATCTGGCCCACGCTTTTCCAGTTGCCCGTCGCCTTCCCGGACATCACGTCGTCCATCCAGACGCTGAAGCCGCCGGTCTCCGGATTCGTGTCCGCGACGATCGGGTTCACCCGGTAGTCCGTGAGGTAGTCCCGCACGGCGGGCGCATTCACGGAGGTATCCTCCACGCCCGTGGCGATGTTCAGGGCCCCGAAGTTGTGGTTGCCGGGCTGCTTGCCCATCTTCTCCCGGTACAGCTCGGAGTTCTTGACGTAGCGCCCGACGACCGCGCCGGACGGCGCGACGGTGATCGTGTCCCCCTGGCCGTACACGGTCTTGTCCGGGTTGGCCATCTTGATCCAGGGCCAGTACAGGGACGTCCTGGACTCCGAGGCCGTGAGGGAACCCGCGTGCGCACACACGCCCTGGTAGTCCAGGCTCGCGGGCGGGTCGGGCACGAACACCACGGTGCCCTGCTTGTCGTCCGAGCACCAGAGGGTGGCGGCGTTCTGGAACGCGGCCGAGGTCTCGTCCGGGCAGATCAGGAGGTCCCCGTCGATCGTGTCGTCGAACAGATGCAGGCCCGTCCGGTAGGTCTCGGACCCGATGAAGTCGTTGTAGTCCAGGGCGGAGAGCCCGTCCTGCCCCCCGGTGAGCGCCTGCGCGGTCACGTTCGTGGGCCTGCGCTCGAGCTCCGTCCCTCCCGCGCTCAGGTCCGTGACCTCGATCAGCTTGGACCCGCCGCCCTTGATGTTCACCTGGGTCACCACGTAGTCGGGCGACGTGGCGAGCATCGTGCAGTTGGGATACCTCTTCTGGAACACCCCGGCCCGGTACTCCACGAGGTCGAACCGGGAGGGTACCCCGCTCGTCGCGGCCTCGATGGTGGTGGTGATGGTGTTCCCTCGGGACCCGTAATACTTCCCGTCGATCCGGATGGTGCTCTGGGAACCGGCGTTGAGCCCGGCGTGGAGGTCGTTGTCCAGCCCCAGGTCCGTGTCGGCCGTGGAGATGGCCTGGATCTGGATGCTTCCCGCAGCGCCGGCCACGTTGGTCCGTACGGTGAGGTAGCCCCCGGAGCTGCCCACGGTGATCCCGCCGATCCCCGCCTCGAGCCAGGTCTTCACCTCGGCGAGGGTCACGGAGAAGTGGTTCGCGCAGTTGCCCGACCCCGTCGAGGCGGACACGGGGAACTTGAGCTTGGAGTTCGCGTCGGCGCCGTAGGCGCCCGCGCCCTGCGCCACGCACTGGATGGAGGACCCCGTGCCCTTCTGAAGCGTGGTCACGCGGACCCTGCCCGTCGCGACCGTGGCCACGACGCCGGACACCTGGGCGTTGATCACGGCGGCCACCTCGGCTGCCGTCGCCACGGTGATGTCCACGAAGTCCCCGGAGACGAACGTGACGGTCTGGTTCGACCCGCCGTTCACCTTGAGGACGAGGCTGTCCCCGTTGGCCAGGGCATAGGTCTCGCTCTCGAAGGAGTCCATGGTCGCGGCCACGGCCGAGAAGGTGGCCGTGCCCGGGGCGCCTCCGTCCACGGCCGCACGGATGGTCTCCCCGTGATCGATAGAGAAGGGCGCGGCCACGGTGCCTGTGACGGTGCCGTAGGTGATCGTGCCCGTCGCGGTGGTGAAGTTCCGGGTGGCCTTGGCCGCCGAGGCCGGGTTGGCCCCGCTCATGTGCACGACGCGGCCGTACAGGAGCTTCTTCAGGCCCATGTCGAACAGGTTCTTCACCGCGATGGGAGCCTGTCGCCCGGAGATGAGCCCGCCGTACATCTCCTGGAACTGAGGGTAGCTCCGGATTTCCTGGCGGGTGAGCGGGCCCCACTCGGTGACCCCGAGCATGAGCAGGACGTCGATGTCGAGGAAGACGCTGCTGGGGATCGTGGAGGTCCCCGACTTCACGTCCACGCGGCTGCGACCGGTTGCCATCGGATCAGACTCCTTCGAGGGTTACTCCGCCGAGACCCGGGTGATCTCCGCCGGGAGGTCCGTGATCACGGCCAGACCGCGCTCCACGGCCGTCTTGACCTGGGGAAGCAGCCGGGCAGCCGCCGGGATCTCCGGAGAGGTCTCCCCGGGCTGGAGGCGCACCTGCTTCGGCTGATGAACCACGACCGGCTTGGCCTGCCCGGGCACCTGCTGGCGGACCACCGTGCAGGTACACTCCCCCGTGCGGGCGCACACCACGTCGTGCTCCAGGCAGAAGTCCAGCGGCAGGTGTTTGCTGGTGTTCGTGACGGTGATCTTCTTCATGGGGTGCTTCCCTCCAGGCTCCATGCTCATGCTAGAGCACCAGGGGCAGACGAGCAAGATTTCCCGCTGGTTCCCCGCAACCTCACGAGGTGAGCACGCTCCTCTCCAGCAGGTTGTCCCCCTCGATGTTTCCTAGGATCATGTAGGGAGTCATGGCCGGGTAGACCAGATCGTCCGGAGCGTCCCGGATCACGGGGATTCCCCGCACGCGGAGCTGGAGGCTCCAGGCCATGATCTTCGCGTTGCCCACCACGTTCCCCTGCGTCGGGTCCTCGGAGATCTGAAGCTCGTACTCGTTCGTCTCCCCCGGGTACAGGTCCGGGTCTCCCTCCACGACCAGGTACGGCCACTGCTCCACGCACTCCAGGAAGGCATCCAGCAGGTAGCTCGACTCCGTGATCCCTCCCACGTCGGAGCCCCCGGCGAGGATCGTGTCCAGGACCAGCATCCGGGTGACCTGGTTCCAGAAGAGCTGGCGGGGCAGCGTCGAGGATCGTTCCACGTCCTGGTTGTCCGGGAACCCGAACTCCCGGTCTCGAGGCCAGGACACCCTACGGAACACCACGCAGGGCACCGTGGCCAGAATGGTCGCCGTCGCCCCGGATTCCCCGTACTCCCCGCTCGTGGCCAGAGAGACAGGCACGACCAGCTCCCGCTCCAGCCGGGCGATCAGCGCCTTGAGCACCCGCAGTTGCACGGGTTCCTTGCGTGGAGCGCGGAGCCCCCACCTCTGGTAGGTGTAAGCCCCAGAGAGAGTGGCCCGCTCCAGGGGCTGAACAGGAGTCGCTCCATCCGCCTGGAGGTTGGTGACCACGACGGCAACAGGAGGATGGCTCGCCTCCCGGTAGGCCCCCGTGTAGGTGGGGACCTTCACCCGGATCCGCGTCGAGCTCTCCACCCGGATGATCGAACAGGCGATTCCCCCGAACGTCACGGACACCCGCACCGGCCACGCCACCAAGGGAACCGTCACGGTCCCGGTCTGCACCTGGAAGTTGGTCCCCGTGATCGTGACCCAGTTGTGCCCCGTGGCTGGGCCCACTGCGGGGGATATCTGTGTGATCGTCGGCTGCGCCATGGGATCCCGAAAGATCCTACCCCGTCGAGAGGAGAAGCGGAATCAAAAAAAGAGAGGCCCAGGGGTAGGCTGGGCCTCTCACAGGAGGGACCTCGACCGTGCAGGGTCAATGCAGAAGATCGAGGACGGGCAATGGCAAGGGAGATGGTAGCAGTCCGAGACGGGAAGTCAATCAGAAGAAGAGGAAGAGGGAAGCAGGAACGTGGCAACCCGTCTTCCCCCGTACTGCGAGGCGAAGCGGCCCAGGTGATCTCCCAGGTCCTGCGTGTACCTCTGGAAGAAACGCCCCACGTGCTCCGCCACCTCTCCCCAGACAGGAACCCTCGTGGGGGACAGCACGATGGGGCTCCCAGAAATCTCGATGTCGGGAAGGTGCCCTCGCTTGCCCTTGGGGTTCCCTCCCTCCCCCCGGCTCAAGGCCTGGAGGTAGCCCACCATCCGGTGCGTCCGGCGCAGGGACACGACCGGCGGCGGACTCTCCAGGAAGTTGGCAAGCATCTGAAGAGATTTCCCTCGCCAATCCCGCGCCGCGGGCTTGATCCGGATGGTGTAGACCCGGAGATGCTTGGACGGGATAGCGTCCATGGAGACTTGCACGTTTTGCGCGAATTGCTCGTAGCTCCGGTCAATCCACTGCGGGGCGGGATCCCAGGGCGGGTTCACGGCGCCCGGGGCCTTGCCCTGCCGCTTGGACTGCGCCGTGATCAGGTGGTCCCGCTGCTCGTACCGGCGATATCCCCGACGGACAGCGGCGCCGATCTTGCGGGCCATGTTGTAGGCGGCGCGGCTGTTCATCTCCACGAGGGCCCCGCGACCCAGGTCCCGCGCACAGGCCACGAACTGGTCGATGACCCGTTGGAACTCGCGCTCCCCCTTCTCGGTGATGACCCCGTGGGCCATGATCGGTACCGGTCACGCGGCCAGGGGATATGCCGTGCGCTCCGTCGTGTAGACGATGTGCAGGTCATATCCGTCGGGGCCCATGCCCCAGGAAGCGGGGAGCACGGCGTAGACGTAGA